ACATTCGCCAGGTTCTGGTTGATCGTCTGATCATAGTTAAATCCTTGCTGGCTCAGCCCACCCAGCTGATTAGCTGCATTCAAGACGGCGCTTTGCTGATTAAACTGATTGCCGATATCGTACTGCGCCATGTTCTGCGCATTTTGGAACCCAGCTTGATTTTGCTGGTTGATCATTTGGTTTGCCTGGCGCTGAAACTCTGCGTTTGTTTGCGCCTCTGCTACGCCGTGCCGTGAGCCGCCATAGGCGCCAACATTGGATGCATTCGCGCCGACATTGTTGAGAGCCATTTGATTAGCTCTGTTCATCGACATTAAATTGTTGTCGATCACAGCTTGCTGATAAGGATTTTGATACTGCGTGAGATCCGCGCCGGCCATCGTGCCAGGCTGAAAGTTCATCGCGTTATTCGTGGCATTGACCGCCGAATTATATGTATTCGCGGCGGTTGTTCCGACAGCCTGTCCAGGCTGAACCATCATTGGATTTGCTGAGTTGCTCATGTGATCCTCAAATTGCCATATTCATCTAAAATGTTTTCCAGGATGCCTGGATTGATCGGCGCATATGGGCGCTCAGTTGGGCGCGCACCGGTAACTGGGTCCATATACATGCCTGTCATTTCTGCATACTGACCAGGATCGTTTGCCTCAAGCATTGCTAGAGAATTATCGACGATTGGTGCAGCTGAGTAACCCATTACGCCGCCGCCAAAATCAGTAGCCGCTGGCATTCCCGCCATAATATCGTCCGGCACGCCCATGCCGAAAGCATTGGCCGTGTCGGCTGTGTTTTGGAATGATGCTATTTGCGTGGGATTAAACGCAGCGACCGTGGGTCCATAATTTCTGATCGGGCCCATGCCGGCGATTGCATCTGCCTTTTCGAGATTGTTGAGGCCAATCGCTTCCGCGTAACCTGGCACTCGATTAACCTGATTTGATGTTTGCTGCTTTCTGCCGCCCTTGCCACCGCTCATTTAAAAATCCAATCCTACTGTGCTTTGTATTTCTTTCCAGCCATATTGCTTAAAAGCGCGAACCCAGCCGCGCCGGCCATTGATCGAGGCGCCATCGCACCCGCTGTCTTTTGCCCACTTAATGATGTCCTGGTGCATGTCGGATAATTCATCCAGTTCACCGGCGCCCAAAAACACATTAAGGATCTTTCTTTTTGGATATACCACGACTTCGGTAACCAAACACCCTTTGGCGCGAGGCCAAAGCTGCATGTGGCCAGAATAGACGCCGTCAACGATATCCCAGAAGTCGTGCGTGCCCTCGCCCTTGGCTAAAGCAGCCTCGATCCAATCCTTGCAGCGTCCTAATTCAGCGTGCCTCACCATGTGCTAAGCCCCACCCGCTTCCAGATCGCCGTCGATCCATCGTGAGATCCGGTGCAGACATAGATGTAATTTGCATCCCAGCTGACCATTCCGGCGACATCGCCGGCCGATCCAGTGTTGGCGCTTGGTACGGCCTGTTTGGTCGCTACCTGGCGAAACGCATCGTCGAGGCTAACAACGACATATTTATTGCCGGCATCCCATAAAATCACGCCATCCTCAGACGGGTTGTCGCTCGATGTTTTAAACCCCAGTTTCGCCAGGTTAGTTTGCAGGAAAGAGGTTAGCTGTAAGCCCCACTGAGTGAGGTCAAAGCCGATTGGTGGCAGAATGGGTGACGGCATTATCTTCGCCCCCCAGGCACCATATCTAAGCGCATGTTGCCAACTCTGAAGTCGGCCAAGCGCGCGCCCTCAATCCTCATCCGCACTTGCCGGCCAGTAAATCGAACCGGCGTTGGATTGGACGTTGAGAAAGGACCGTGGCTCGTCTCTGCGTCATTTGGATAAAAGCGCGTCTTAAACGTCAGATTAACATCGCCCTGGGTTAGCTCGTCTGGAATGACCTTCGTCACCTTCGCGACTTGCTCCCCAGGGCCAATGCTGATTGGACCGCTTTCAGCAAAGATTGATGAGCTATCTACGTTTAATCCGACCTCATGTTCATAGATGTCGCTGTCTGCGTTGTGACCGGCTAAAAATGGATAACGAAAAACGCCGCGCTGAACGCCAGCCGTGCGTGATAGGTTGCCGATTAGCCAATGGCCTTCTTTGTAGTCATAGGCGACATACCGATCGATTTCAGTAGAATTGCCGCTGCAATAAAACCACCAAATTTCGCCGTATTGGCCATTTGAAAAAGACCAAATTTTCGATTGTTGGGCGGTGTTAATATCTCCAAAGACATAATCATGCACATCGCAGGGTATTTCTTGAACGCTGTTTCCGTCAAACCTAAAGAAACCGCGCCCGCCCATCCAGAATACGCCCTCATCAACGTCTGATGCAGCCTTTCGCGAAATGGCGCCGCAACTGCCACCAACGCGGGTAAACCCGAACACGTAGGGCGGCCCCAAATATCTCGCCGAATGCGCTGATGTATCGGTTAAGATGAGCGTCTGTCCTCGCGTTCTAATGCCCTGCATAATCTGGCCGCTATCCGCTAGCTCAATATCACCCGCCTCGTTTGTAGATGAGGGCGTCCAAACGGTTGAATTTTCTCTATCGCACCAAGCGATTTTTCGCGGGTTTCCACTGCCCAAGGCAAAAATAAAACGCTCTTCTGTAACGACTAAGCCCAGGTTGCCAGTAGGCGCATTCGCGATCGGCGCAGCCTTTACCGCTGGATCTAAATTCCACTGAAGTAATCGGCCATCATCGCGGTTGACCGCAACAAGCGTTTGACCGAAATTATCTAAATTCCACTGCGTAGCTTCCTCTGGAACAGCGTTTGCATTTTGCTGGATCGGCGTTCCATAAAATCCATCGCCATAAAAGCCGTAGCCGTATCCCGTTTCGACTTCCGCATCTTCACGGCCAGCCGTTAAGTCTGTTGGGGCGATGTCATATGTCGTGCCGCTGCCCGTCATGGCCTTCAGCTCGTTATATGAACCGCCAGCCAAATAAGCCGTGCCGTTGTTCGCTTCCCAAGTGTGCATCCCGCGCACAGGGTTTGTGCAGAACGATGCCTTGCGCTCCTGCCAGCCGCCTATTGGGCGTAAGCTGTTATCGCGCCACCGCACCAAACTGCCATCGCGCCAGCGGCCAGACTGCTCCAAATCTGTTCCGTTTCTGTAAAATCCGGCGGGGATGTCGAGGGGTACGAGTGTCATGTTTTCACTCTGGCTTATTTGGCCAATTAATGGCGCTTGGGAATCCAGATTGCTGCGGTAAATTTAAAAGTTCCATTCTATACTGCGTCCACGCTGCACGTTGTTCGTCCGTGAGATCGGTCCATCGCAAAGCATTTCCAGCGATAGGGTCCACCTCAGTTTCTAAGCGAAAGTCTCTTTCGGCTCTTACATGTCTTGACGCCTCTGCATCAATCTCATCTTTGGTTGGGGCTACATACGCCGCGTAATCAGACCCGATTAAAGAAAGCAAATTTTCGTTGCTCACAGTCTGATCTGCGTCATCAGGGCCCAATGTGTACGGTATCCACCCAAATTCTGGATGATTAATTTCAACATCAAACGCTGTATTTTGTGCGTTTAAAGATACGGCGTTGCGAACCTCTTGAACAAGTATGCTCATTTTAATAATCCTATGTTTTACGAAATTCTAAGCCACAAAGCAAAGGTTGTGTAGTTATCGACGCTAGTTCTCGTGTATGGCGTCATCTGCCTCCAAGTTCCCGTTAGCCCAGCGCTTGATACGCGGTCACTTAAAAAAGAATCTTTGAACTGCGATATACCCGCACTCACCCCAGCCCACTTTAAGTTACTTCCAGAAACGGTAGTTCCAGCGCTGACCGTCCCTGACCCGCCGGTGGCGTAAGATATACCAGCCGCAGTATATGTTCCAACAGCGCCAAGGCTTGTGCTTTGAGCCGCTGGAATGCTTAAAGTTTTAGAACCAATGCTGGTGACATGGCCGTATGTATCAACCGAGATATCTTGAATTACCGTGTCGCCGCTATTGTCCACGCTACCTTGGGATGAGGTGTCCGAGTGACTAATGGTGCGGTTGGAAGCTAAGGAGCCACCACCAGTTAGGCCGTTGCCTGCGCTGATGGTTGTAGATGTAATCGCACTTAATTGCGTTTGAATATTGCTCGTCACACCGTCTGTGTGGTTTAGCTCTGCCGCTGATGCAGTAACAGCCGCGCCGCCGACCTTCCAAGACCCCTCAGTAAGATCGGGCGTGCTGGCGGTGTTACCGTTCAAAACGTCAACGATGTCATCAAGAGCCTGATTAGTCGTAGACCCCCATGTATTCTCTGAGCCGCCCACGGTAGGTTTGGTAATGCTGATCGTCATAAAACTGCCTCTGCTTTTTCTTGCATCATATAATAAATATTTCTTTTTTCTCTGTTTGGCGGTCAGCCATTGTAAAGCGTGTCAGCGCTCCAAATCATCAAAACCAAACCGGCGATAAAGATTAAAACGCCGGCGGTTAAACTCAGCCCCCAGAACATCTGATCGCGGCGCCTTGCTTGCTCTTCAAGCGCCTCTTTGTGCCGCTTGCGCGCCGCCGCCATTTCTTTTTGAACGACATTCCAAATGCCGTAGATTGAGCAAATTTCGCGCAGCTGGTTCATCGTTTCCTGGTGCGCCAGTTTTGCCTGGGCGATTGCAAAACCCTCTTCCTCACTCGATGTAAGGCGCCCCAGCGGCCCCTTATGCTTTCCGCGCTCTGCCAGGTTTATTTCTGTCTCAAGCTTCGCCAGCTTACCGAAATGGGGGAGCAAGCTGGCAATATCCTTGCCGGCTCCGATCGCCGTTGAAAGACTAGATCCAATCTGAGTTACAGTGGCGGCAAGCGCCATAATTTCGATCATCAAAACGCACTCGTTGAGATTGCTTTTCGGCGATCAAAATCACCTCTCTGGATCTACCAGGTCAGGCTGCTTCCTGTTCTGTCCAAGTCTCCGCGCTGACAGTTTGCTCTGTCCACGTTTCTGGCCCGACAGGCTCGACTTGCCACTTAAATCGCGCTGGGCCGACAATTGGCGCACCGGCCACGATGTCATTCAGCGTGATGCTGTGGATCTGGGTGATGCTTGGAGCGCCGACAGTCGGGGTGCCGGTAGATATGCCGTCAGACGTAAGAACGTGAACAATGCTTGCGGTTACATTTCCAACGGTTGGTGCGGCAGTTGTAATATCTGTCGATGTTACAGCCACATTCTCAACCAACGCAGACGCTTCTATCGTTGGAGCGCCAGCCGTAATATCTGTTGCCGCCAAGCTATGTACGCCCGTTATAACTGGCGCTTCAACGACAGGTGCGCCAGCGTCAATATCTAGCGCAGTCGCATTGTGAACTTGGCTAATCGTAACATCGCCAACAGTCGGCGCGCCAGCCGTAATTGTCAGAGGCGTAAATATTATCTGCTGCGCAAGAGTTACAGTTTCAACGGTTGGAGCGCCGGTTGTAATATCTGTCGATGTTAAATTTATGTCTTGATAAATTGTCGGCTGGCTAAACACAGGCGCGCCAGCAACAATATCATCGCCGCTAAATGCGTGATTGTGACCTAGGTCAGGCGAGCCGACAATAGGCACACCAGAAACAACATCATCAGCCGTTAAATTTTGATTTGCGGATATAGTTGGCTGGCCCACAACGACAGCGCCCGCCGTAATATTAGCGGACGTAAGCGCATGAACCTGAGAGATCGTTGAGGCGGCAACAGTGGGTGCGCCAGCGACAATGTCATCAAGGCCAAACGCTGCGACACCCCCTGTGTCGGCTAGCGGGGAAGACGCTAAGGAGGTAAAACCTAGCATGTGTTACTCCAAGCCGCTGGGTGTTTCTGGCGCTGGCGGCGCAACGTAATCTGGATTTAATGACCAACTGGAGCCATCAAACATATACTTCCCGCCAGCCCAATCGTCGGGGCTGGTTACATCAGTATGTACGACTGCATTCGAACTATTGCAGTCAGCGATAATCAACTCTTCTGGGCTTCCAATAATCGTTGAGTTGGATGTAAGATGTGCAGCCTTGCTGTCTTCAAAGACATAAAGTGACACGTTTTCTTTTGTTATCGTTTTCATATTAAACCTCTGGCCTCGTAGGCCAAGTTACATTCGTCGGGAAACCAGTTTGTACCGGTATGTCACGCAAGGCTTGGCGGTATGCTGTCATTGCATCAGACATAGTAACGTCTGACAAAGCCATCCAGTCTGTTTCAATAAGTAACCTGTCACGCTGGTTACGCACCGCTGCCTCAGCGTCAGCCTTAGATTTGTTTGCTGTTGTGTAAGATATTTCCCACCTGTCATTTCTATAAACAGGTGCGCCTTTAACTAAAGTCTGCACAAGCGGGTCATAATCTGGCTTGTCTAATTCTATTACTTCATAAACCTCATAGCTTTGAAGAATAGAATTAGGTATCTGCTTAGGGAAACTAGTCTGTGGATTGTCACGGCGAATATGCCCAACGCTGTATGGAAATTGGTCGGGCTGACCGTTTGTAAGTTTAACAAAAAGCATTATTACTCCTTCTATTTTTATACTGAGTATTGGTAAACATTAGGGTAATTTACAAAAGCACCAAGACTACTGTCATAAGCGTTAAGATATGTCATAACATACATTTTGGTATAATCAGTATTAAACACAACATCTCTACCGACAGAACCTGAACCAGCTTGACTGACTGCGCTGAGAGACACGCTGTCGTATGAAATCGTGCTAAGGTCGTAAGCAGTAGACAAAGAATATTGATAAACAGTATTACTGGAATACTCTACTACATAAACTTTAGTGCCGTTTGAATTGAATTTAAAACCTTGAATATATAAGCCTTGACTGTCAATAGTAGGGCTTGCCGTGCTGTAAGAAGCAGTGCTTAGGTCAAAAGCAGTAGACAAATTCCATTGCTGGATTGCGGCACCACTACCCCCCTTTAGAAGATACATTTTGGTTCCATCAGGCTTAAAATTCAATCCGACAGGAGCAGCGTTTTGACTAGAAACATTTAAACTTACACTGTCATACGAAGCTGTACTAATGTTGTATGCTGTAGATAAAGAGTATTGATAAACACTATCAGACGTTAAACCACATACATACATTTTAGTACCGTCTAAGTTAAGGTCTATACCAAACGGCAATCCTTCTTGGCTTGTTACGCTAAATGTACTGTTAAAGGATGCTGTGCTAACGTCATATGCTGTAGATAAAGAGTACTCGTGTACTGAGTCATTAGTTCCTTCCACCACAAACATTTTGGTTCCGTCAGGTTTAAAAACAAGGCCAGCGTTATTTCCAGTCGTTTGGTTTGCAAAGCTGAAAGTTTTATTATCATAACTAGCATTTGTTATGTCAGGGTCTGGATAAACAACCGCAGTAGACACGCCAGAAGTACCCATCTGTAAAAGCCTAGCTATACTCATCCCATCGCATTTCCAGCTTGAAAGCCATAATAGGTTGTGCCTCCATCTTGCGTGTAAAAAGTAAAAATATCTGTCTCACCGCTAGCTGGTGCATCAGGAGCCGAGCCGCCAGCCCAATCAACTGAAGAAGGCCAAGTAACAGTCGCCGTAGCGGTCGGTGCAATCTTTAGAGTAAAGCCATATGCAGTACCCGAAGCGGGTGGATTATTAAAAGCGTATGTAACATTGGCTGCTGGCGTGTCAGAAAACACATTGCCAGATGATAAATCTATTGCGCCAGCAGAGCCATTATTAACTAAAGATCCAACATTTTCGCCAGCCGTAGCAGAAGGGTCATATGTTATTAGTAAGTCTGTAGTTGACAGAGCAATGCCAGCCTCTTTACCTACAACAACAGTAGTGCCAAGCGTTCCATCTGCCTGCAAGTAATACTTGCTGCCAATGGTTAAACTGCTTTGGCCCGTATTTATGTCGCTGAGTGTGTTGATCGTACCCGTGGCATTTGCTGCTATAGTCGCACCAGCAATGCCAATGAAATCGTCAATGTTAGGGCTAGAGACTTCGAGTGCTATTACATGGATGCCATTTGGTGAATACGACTGGAACTGCACCATAAAAACGCCAGAAGCATTTTTACTTACACGCTTGTCAGCCAAGTACCCAGATACACCAGTTGAAAGTGTAGTAGCAGTCCCAAGCGTGATAGTCGTACCAGATAACGTGGCGGGTCTAATTTTTGGCGGGTTAGTATCCTCAAAGCCAAAGATGATTTTCCCTGACCCACTGTCGTAAAACCCCCAGTTGTAATCTGACCTGCCGGAGCCTACTTCAACCTCAGTGCCAAGAGTTATAGTCGTACCAGAAATCGACCCAACTCTCGCTTTAGCCTCAAGGTTGTTTGCTCTATCTCTGTATATAAACCCGACAGCGCTTTGTCCGTGTATCGAAAAAGAATAACCTTTATCACCTGTTGCAACCGTGACGGCGCTGCCGATTGTAAATGTTGATCCGCTTAGACCAATGGCGTTGGCGTAGGCCACGTTACCAGTATCGTCAGTATAAAATGCAACTGATTTTTGGGCCGTAGAGTTGTAACTCAGTTCATGGATATAAGCATAACCTATGTTTTGCACCAAGGCCGGTGTATTAAATGAGACAGAGGTTCCAGAAATCGTGGCGGCTATTACATATGGGTCACTGTCACTGCTTCGGTTGTATAAAAATACGCCCTTATTCTGTGATGCGTCATAGTCACCAGCCCACCCGCTACCTTTTTGTGGTAAGTTTGTAGATGAACTTGCAGTAATAGTGGTGCCGCTTACACTGATAACAAACGCTTGTGAATAATCACTAAATGGACAAACGACTAAATACTTTTGCTGGTCAGCGTCATAGATTATGGCGGAGGCGTCTTGCTGAGCCGAACTTCTTAAGACGACTGGAGTGCCTGTCGTAATCGTAGTCCCTGCAACGGTGTGTGCTACTGCATACGAATAACTATTATTACCTCGATACACAGTTACAAACGTACCATTGCCATCCGTGGCAACAGTCGAGTTGAGCATATATCCATTGCCAGAAGTTGTAACAGTGGTGGATGAACCCGCTGACAAATTGCCGCCAAGACTGGTTTTACTTACAGTCCCAGTGCTGTTCAAAGATACTAAATCACCGTTCACTAGAGCTTCAGTGGTTTGTAGTGACGCACCGCCACCACCACCTGATGCAGCCGCCCAACTTAAATTGCCAGACCCATCAGTCTGCAAAAACTCTGATGCAGCACCATCATCATCTGGTAATGTAAGCGTGTATGAAGCAGCAGCAGAATGCGGTGGTGACTTAATTTTTACACCGTGCGAGTTGGCTGAACAGTTTAGCTGCAACGTGCCATCATTACCGCCAGCGCCCTTAACTTCAACAACGCCCGTACCGTTTGGCGTGAGCTTTACGTTTCCATTGGTGGTGCTAGTCGTAATCTCACGGGCTTGAACGTCGAGGTTGCCGCCAAGTTGTGGCGTTGTATCGTCAACAACATCACTCAGTATATCTTCAGCCGTAGCACCGATAAACACAGTCGCAGAGCCACTGAGGTTAATCGCATTGTTTGAGTTGCTGCTTTCGCTTACCGTGCGTGACAGTAGCGTGCCGGAGCTTGTATAGGTGCCTGTGCCTATCTCAAAGTTGCTGCCATCCTCAATGACGTAGCGAACCACATCTGCGTTTGCCACGCCAGCATCAGCAAAGCTCTGATAGCCGCTTTCTGCACTGCCCAGCGTAATGGTTCCAGCACCCGTGGTACTGGTGGACATCTTTGCCCTATTTTTGAGAATAGCCATTGTTTAGCCTTTATGCTGGATCTGGAATGCGAATATCTGATGCTGTCAGAGAAAATGTGTTTCCAGAGGTCACAGCCTGTGATGATGATAATGCGCCAGTAGCAAGCAAGCGGCTTTCTGAAACGTCAGTAATCGCATAATGCGTTGCCGTGCCGGTCGCGGTCACAGATGCGCCAGTGATAGCCGACAGCGTAACCTTGCGCCCGTTCGGCGAGGCATTGGCGGGGGCTGATATGCTTATGCTGGTTGTGTTGCCCAGAGACGCAGAGCTTGTTGCCGCCGAATATGTGGTTGGCTCGCTTGAGCATATATCAACTCGATCACCCTCGCTTTGCAAGATTGATAAACCGTTATCCAGCACTCGATCATTTAACGTTGCCATTTTAGTAACTCCTAATTTTTATGCGCAAGCCACTGCTTCCAAATTTTGCGCGGTTGTTATCTTCGTTGATTGAGTTAATTGCTTTTTCTCCCAGGGCAGACCAAACCGTAAGCCGGCTGTCTTGCTCCAAAAATGGCGCGCTATGCATAAGAGAATTATACAAATACGCGTCTGGAAAATGCTGCAAAACCCAATTTGATGTGTTTGATGAGCCCAGCGGTTGTATCTTCCCAACATACACCATTTCGATCGTGTAAGTATCGGCTGGCGCGGGGAAAACTTCGACGGCACCATCAAAAATTGTGAAATACTTTGGAATGCCAGTTGCGTTTTGAGCTTGCTCGCGTCGAGACAGCATTTGCGCGTGGCTTTCCGGCTCTAACCGATAAGTGTCGCCAGAAGTGATCGCCATTCTAATCGGCTCGTAAAAATCATCAGGCAGCGCCGTGTGCTGGCTAGATAGAAGCGCAGTGCTGCGCTTATCCATGCGCCAGTGACGAATGCGCCGGCTCATGTCAGCTTCAGCCAGCGCGATAAAGTCGGGGATCTGGGATGTCAGATCCGACCGGTTTAACCAATCGCTGATCGATGCTTGTAATTCTGAATAAGTGGTGATTGCCATCTAGTAGCCTTCCACAATCAACTTTGAATAGTCGCCCGATTGCAGTTTCTTTTTTACATACTCGAGAAACTCTTTCGTGCCTGGTGCGCTCTTGCACTCAAGCGACCACTGCGCCGCCAGGGTTCCAGGGATCGTGCCGACCAGGCGCGCGCGGTCTTTAAAGCGAGGTATCTCTGCGTGCATGGCGCGCTGGTCTTGAACAGCGTCCAAAATCGGCTGCGCATTCTCAGTCGTTTTGATGTAAACTTTGCCGTCTTGTTCTTTTACAAACATAAAAAACCTCAGTGTTGGAAAGAGGCGCCCAGGCTGCCCCAGGCGCCTTTGTTTTTAGCCTTGAACGTCAGCGATCAAGCCGTGACCTTTTTCAGTCACTTGCAAGCCATACTCGCAGCTGATCAGCTTACGAGTAGCATGACCGGTTCTTGCAATGTCTTGCTGCTTGGTTTCTTGCAAATACGCGATTTGTGCGTAATTCGGGTCCAAGATCCAGGCATCGCGTGCGCGTGAGAAGCGGTTTGGCACCAAAGAAATTTCACCAAAATCAGTGCTAATCACATCGATTGCGCCTTGCAGACGGGCATCGTCGGCATCCTTGTAGCGAGTGGCGTTGCCGGTGAAAGTGCTAGACACTTTTTGCTTCACCGCTGATCCAACCATCATCAAGGTTGGCTCTGCACCCTCATCCCAGCACTGCTTTACAACATCGTTCATCATCGCTTCGGTGATGGTGCGCAATGTGCCGTCAGTACGGGTCGCATTAGGATAGCCGGCATTGCCAGACCCTGATGTTGTTGGCTCTGCACCGCCGGTGCCTTTGTTGGTGTTGGTTTTTATCCAAGCACCCAAGCCAGCTGTCGTGCGCGCTGTACCTGATGACCCAGCTGACGCTGCCACCGATGCCGTGAGCATCGTTTCCATATCGCGTTTAAGCTCTTTCAACTTTAAGGCGACTTGCTCTGCGATTGACTGAGCGTCTGACGCACCATTCACTGCTTCCGCTGTGTCTGATACCTCTACCATTTTATCACTAATTTGTGTGTAGTTTTGCACACGTATAGGTAGAGTGGCTGCATCGTTACCTGGGGCTGCTTCGCCTTCAGCAACACGGTTTGAGCCGTTTACAGCCGCCAGGCTGATTTCAGGCCACTCGAATAAAGTATTTGAAACGCTGCGCTTGCCGATTGCAGACATAAATGGAGCATCTGTTGCAGACACCATTTCTAACGCTTCTTGAAGATCCTCACGAAGCGTCGTTACGTCGAAAGTTTCGACTGTATTGCTGTTAACTGCCATTTTCTTTTATCCTTTGGTCAGAAGGAAGGCGGCGATATCTTCTGTTTTGCCGGTCTTCCTGGATTGTTGACGCGCTACGTCTGCTCGCTTCTTGGATTGGCTTACGACAGATTTTTTTGCTCCAGGCTTGATCGCTCCGCGCTTCACTTCACGACCAGTTCCCAGGTTGCCCTGGGCTCGCACTTTGGCTAATTCATGCAGCGCCATTACAAATCGAGGATCACTCTCCCCTTTAAGTTCAGCGTCCGAAAAGCCTCTTTTGCGCCCCTCCTCCATCATCATTTCGATGGCCTTGGGTGCAGCTTCCTTGTCGCGCAACTCTGGGATTTGCTCCAGCACGACTGCCGTCTGTGCCTTCACATATTCTGCCTTTTGCTGCGCAGCTAGTTGCTGCTCGCGTTGCGCTTGGACTTGCTGCTCATATTGCAGTTTCTGTCGCGCATCGACTTCTTGCCTGTAGTCTTCCATCTGCTCCAGGTAGCCAAGAGGATCGGTTTCCCGCATCTTGATATCTGGCGGCGTTGGCTCTGTCGTTTGCAGCCGCTCCGCGTAAGCTTTCATTGCTTCGGCGTAACGCTGTTCCATTTGCTGCGCTTGGGCGACTTGAGCCTCGACTTGCTTTCGAGCCTCTGCGACCTCACGCATCTTTTCCTGGATGTATCTCTGACCAGAATATCCGCGTTTCAGTTCCTCTTCGGTTACCTCGCGCTCTTCGCCGTCAACTTTGACTTTGAAAAAACTTTCTTCGGGTCCGTCTGGAAGTGTCGCTTCTTCTTCTGCGTATTCCTCATCCTCAACTTCAGTTTCAGCTTGCGCCTCAACCTCTTCCACAATCTCTTCTGAAGTCTCCTCTGGAGTTGCTTCGCCTTGTGGTTCTGTACTTACTAACAGATGTTCCGCGACCGATCTTGGGTCGGCGGGATTTAATTCGCCAGTCGTGTTATCCACGGTGCTAGCCTCTTTTTTTAGTCTTTCTTTCGACGATCTGGGCGTCAGTCAGAACGCTACGCATTCCGCTGATCAGATCCTCAATTGCGCGCACTTGACGGCGCGCCTCGTCTATTTGATCCAGGCTACTTCCTGGGTTCAAAAATATGTCGATCTGATCTTGCTTTTGCTGGGCAATCAGATCCTTAAAAACGTCATCTTGCAGAAAGCTTCTGACGCGCGCTGCTTTAGTTGCTAAATCCATTTAAATCCCGCGCTGCGTTTTGCTCTTGCTTAATCGATGCGGTATCTACCGCCGTGCCGTACTGGCCCAAAATTGCAGCAACTTTTGTCGCCAAATCTTGAACCATCTTATCTCGCGCCAGGTCATCATCGAGAACCATGCGGCGCTCTTTCATTTGCTGATCGGCCTGGAATTTTTGCGCATCCAATTGCAGACGCATCATCTCGCTCTGCGTTTTATTCTGCGCTTTCATCTGCTCGATCT